ATAGGATTTTTCATTTTCTTCGCTATTGATCGGGCCATACGCCTCTTCAGTAACGCCGTCGTCGAGCCACGGGTGACGGCCCGTGGAGCCAGCAAGGAGACTGTGGAAAACTGGAAGATTGGCACGGAGATGGTCCTCCTTTTCGCGTGCATATTCCTCGTCATTAGGTTCAGGAAGCCTCTGTCCCAGATAAACAAGATGTGACCTAAAAATCCAAGATGAATCAGTATCGAGATGAGACTATGCAGATGTGCAAGCACAAGGGATGGGACAAGGCGACGATAAGTACGGTATGGATGCTTTACACGGAGGAAAGTGGCGAGTTGGCCAGCGCGATACGTCAAATGCTAAGGACCTATCGCAAGACCGGGCTCAAGAAAGACAAGGGAACCGATGTGACTCAGGAGATGGGAGACGTCTTCAGTTACCTCTTCCAACTTGCGGGTATGCTTAATATTGATCTTGACCAGATGTGGTCCCTTCACCGTGAAAAGGTCCAGGGCAAGATCTACAAAGAAAATGTCGGCGTCTATTAATGGCCACGGCGCTTATGCAAGACGATGACCTAAGCATGAATCGCTTCAATCCATACACGTGGACTGGTACATACGGAGTGTCCAGTGATGGGTCGCACAACTGGCAGCCAGACGGCACCTTCACGCGCCCATACGACACCTCGGCTGGATCCGACCGTCTCGACACGAACCGCGACCTGAAGCACTTTGACGTGATGGCCCTTAATGACGCAAGTAATATGTGGTTCAACACGATGCCCGCCAAGCCCACCGCCCCTTTCCCCGCTTTTCCAGCGCGCAAGTACCAGAACTGGACCGGTGACCCATCCTGGGTCCGCCCAGATCTCAACTTCAATTACGTCTACGATAAAGACTTTATCGGGTCGCAGAAGTTGCCAGACTACATCAGGCGGCGACGCGGCGCCTCGGGCGGGAATCCCGTGCTTTTAGTGGCTGTCCTGGCCGTTATAGCCTACGCCGTCACGCGCATGAAGCGTTAGAGACGAGTGCGAAGCACTCAGATCTTGAGGACCTTGGGAGCAACCACCTTGACTAGTTTTGATGACAGCACATCTTTTTCATTTTTAGCACGTGTTTCCAGATTGGGGCAATAATGCACCTCAAGCTGAATGCACCTCGCACGAAAGTTCCCCGCGCATTCCTTGCATGTAAGAAACTTGGGCTTGTGCGGGCATTTCCACCCAAGGCTTGGTGCAGTCTTGCGGAGCATCTTCTATAACTTCACAATGTATTTGTTGCGTGGGTGGCTCGTCCCACTCAACCTCACATAACCCGTTTTTCCGAGCCCCCTCGACGCGATCCCAAAAGGTCTGCATAGTCTTGATATGTTGTTCAAACCAGGCGCGATCCCGGGTAACTCTGGTCACCATGAATATCTCAGGAACTGGGATTTCAGCATCTCGTGGGATGTTACCATCCTCTTCACATGGCCCTTTGGTCTTCACGTACTTGACGGAAGCGGGCCTGTACTGCACAAAGTCACAGTCTTCAAAGTCCAAAATCTCTAGCAAAAGTTGAATCTGAGGAAGATAATGCTCAGGAACTTTGTCCTCAATTTTGCGAGTCAAAGGGCACTTGATCTCTACCAAGAGACCATCCTCGGTGATGCCATCGGCGGATCCTCCTAGAAAGGTATACTTTGGGTGCTGCACGAGTCCAATCTCGTGTGTTTTGCGGCCCGTTCTTGCGTCATACAAGTCCCGTGCGACTGGCTCCAAGAGAGTCCCGTGGGCCGTGGCCGCATTTCCAGCCCAAGCCTTCTTCAGTACCTTTTTTACTAAGAGATCATCTGGCTTTTCATAGCGATTGTGCCCAAGTGCGCTCGCCACATCACTGGCGGTGAGCATATTCTCGCGAAGTGCAAGCCATTCATCACTTCTCTGCTCGAAGTATTTGCGGTTCAGGAGTTCCTGTACTTTTGGAAGCGGAGCCTCCATTCCTCTTAAACCGCTTGTCTGTCTTAAGTAAGAGTTCTGCTGCGTTTTGTTCGGCCTGCTTTTTCGTACTGGAGTACCCACAACCCATTTTTGCGCCATCTACTATTAGTGACACTGCAAATATTCCATTCACATTTCCCTCAACTTTATACTCGGGAAGGTCTATCTTTTCCGCCTGGCACCAGCGCATGAGCTGATCCTTGTAGTTGTCGTCAAAGTTCACATCAGTCTCGATTTTTTCAAAAGATTTTAAAATAAATTGTTTTGCATAGACCATTCCAAGATCAAGATAGATGGCACCCACAAAGGCCTCGAACACGTCTTCAAGAATCTTAGGGTTGGTATTCCATCCGTTGCGGATACCCTTCTCATCCATGAGGATCCATTTGTCGAAGCAGAGTTCTTTGGCTATCTCACACAGGGTTGTCCCACGGACCATCTTCGTACGCGCCTTGGTCAGAAACCCCTCCTGCTCCTTCTCGTGGCGATCGAAGAGCCACTTTGTAACTACAAAACCTAGCACAGAATCACCCATAAATTCGAGAGTTTCATACGAAGACTTGAGTCCCTCGTATCTTTTGAGCGCTGATTTATGGGTAAATGCACGGAGATAATATTCTGTATTTTTCACTTTAGTTCCCACAAGTGCGTCCAAGGCACTTCTGGGAGGACCAGTGGGAACCTCCATCTTTTATTATTACACTATCTATATTTTTAAGCCAGGGAAGGCAGTGCTACGCACTGGATTCAGCAAGCCGCCTTCTTCACCTTTGGGCGCGCAGGCTTCTCCGCAACTACGGGCTCCTTGGGCGCCTTCACCTCCTTGGGTACCTCCTGCTTTACGTAGTGCTGATTCAGGAACTTCTGAATATTCAGGAAGGTAATCTGAGTGCCCTCGGGAGGGCTCAGCAAGGCCTGCAGAGGAGCGTCCAGGGTGATGTTCTGACCCTTCTTCAGATCCTTCTCGGTTACATAGGCGTTTACCGCCTTGGTAACCTGAGACCGAGAGATCATCTCGTCGGCCCCAAGGTTCAGGAAAGAGCGCAGGGCATCCGTTACAACCTGTGGCTTATTGAAGCCGTTGTTCTTGGTGCGAGCCTCCTTCTTCTCACCAGTTGGGTCCTCAATGTCACCGATGACCTTGCGGACCATCTTCCGCAGGGCCTTCAGGTCCTTCTGCACAGCAGAGATATCAAGAGCAAGAGAGTCAAGAGTGGCCATTTCTATTATATACGGGAACCCATTCTTTATATGAGGAACAGGGACATGAGAACCATCACTCCTACGAGAAAAAGTAACCAGAAGAAGCGAGTATGATAAGGAGGCCCGTAGTTGGGCGGAAGGTTTTCAAAATCTGACTCGAGTTTGAATTTCGTGGCTCTCTCGCTCGTCATCAGGTCCTGGCCAAACCCAGGAGGGAGGCCAACTCCAGTCGTCGCTTGGTACTGACTAAGGTCTGAAGGGGGTGGACCATCGCATTTGGGCTGACAGCACCCAGGATCACATGGACGGACTATTCCATCCGCCTTTCCTATCCAGCCGCAGAATGTTCCAGTAGGACCTGGCAAACATTGACAGTCTATACTGCACATTAATCTTAAAGAATATTTTAGTTACTAAAACATAATGCAGTTCTCATCTCCCCAGAAGTTGCCCGATGGTCGTTACTTTCTGAAGATCACTGGCCAGATGTTGCAGTTGAATAATGTCAAGGTCCAGGAGGGGCTCACATCTTCTTTGACCATCGAGGTCCAGGAGGATAAGTTCTCGGCTATTGATGAAGAGATTGTCGCCAAGGCCAAGGAGTCCAAGGTGGAGTGGTTTGGGCGCGAGCTCAGTGACGAGACCATCCAGGCCGCCTTTCAGGGCAGCGTTACGGATGGGTGCCTGAGTGCTAGCCTGGCCAAACTCAAGGGCGAGGTGGTAACCAAGGCATTCAACAGCCAGAAGGAGGCCATTGAACTCTCGGCAGTAGAGCCAGGCGCTCAGTGCGACCTGTTTGTCGAGCTGGCGGGTCTGTGGTTCCTCAAGAAGTCCTTTGGCCCCGTCTGGCGTGTGATCCAGGCCCGTGTCCGCGGCGGTGCCCGACCCCCCTCCTTCCCTACTCAGTACATGTTTGAGGATGAGGTCGAGGCCGAGGAGGAGGATCCAGCCGACTATGTCGACTAGCCCCAGAAAAAAGTATGCACATAATAACAAATGCCTCCCCGCAAGACTGTAGTGGCGATTGTCCTGCTTGTGGTACTTTTGGTCGCCCTTTTCTACCCCTCAATGAGTTACTACGCTGGCCCTTCAGGCGCTGACCTTGATCGCCCTGGAGCAACCTACAATGCCGCCGCCGCAGGGCCTATGGCGGCAAACGGCATGGATTACGACGTGAGCGCAGCAGGGCTTATCCCCCGTGAGATTACGGTCATGGAGGACTTTGGCAAGTTCGCCCCAGACGCCATCCTCAAGGGCCAGAACTACCTAGACCCACGTAGCCAGATAGGTTACCCAGAGACGATTGGCGGTGTTCTTCGTAACGCGAACCGCGACTTCCGCTCGGAGCCAATTAACCCACGGACGCCCGTGTCCATCTTTAACCTCAGCACCATTCCTCCAGATACCATGCGCCCTCACTTTGAGATTAGCCCAGAGTATCAGTAAGTGCGTAGCACTTGCGTCGTTCATTTCTCAACTATTAACAAATGGATTTCTCTGAAGCCATGAAGGAATGGATCGGTCTAAAACTCACGCTGGCCAACGCTCGTCAGGACCTTTCTGCACTCAACAAACGCGAAAAGGAACTAAAGGCGCAAATTACTCAACACATGGACACGAATGACATTGACACGGTCAAGGTCAAGGATACGGTCAAGGTGAACCTGAAGAAGAAAAAGTCAAAGGGTGCCATCACGAAGCAGGTAATTCGCACGGGTCTACTGAACTACTTTAATAATGATGGCGCTCGGGTCGATCAAGCCATTGAGGCCATTGAGGCGGCACAGCCAACCAAGGATGTTACATCTGTTAGCGTTACTGGTCTCAAGACTGAGAAAAAATAGTTAATAAATATAATGAAGTCCCTCCCTTGGGTAATCCTGGGTCTTGTTCTTATTTTAGTGTGGATGACTCGGGGATTATCAGGCTATGCACAGAAATCAGCAAATAAGGGTTATAATGCTGAAGAGGAGAGGGCGAAGAAAGCGGCGAGGATGGCGGAGAAGGCTCTAAAAAAGGCATCAGGTTCCCGCCGACGCTAAAAAAATAAAATGTAAATAATAATGAAGTCCAGTAAGATTCTCCCTTGGGTAATTTTCGGACTCGTTCTCGTACTAGCGTCGATGACCTTAGGTCGGTCATCAGGCTACTATGACTTGCCCGCTTCTATGATGGGCACCGCCGCTCCGGGCACGGTTGCTGCCGTGAGTTCCATGAAAACCGCTTCTACAGCCCCTGCCGCGTCTGCTAAATACCCGGCCCTAGCGTATACTCAGCGCGCGTGGATTCGCGACTATCCCGGAAATGACATTGGAATGATTACCGTCAAGGATCGTCAGGAATGCGCCAAGGCTTGTAATAATGCGCCAGGCTGCGTTGGTTTTGTAATGGACCGCGCTGAGAAAAAGTGCTTGCGAAAGACGAAGATGGCGAACCCCCGATGGAATTGGCGTATGCATTCGTTCGCTCTCCCATCTACTACATTTTCGCCGCCCCCTGGCACACCACCACAACAGCGTCCTAAACGGGTGTGTATGGACATTGGTTATTAAAGATGAGAGGCGCTACAAAATTAACTAGAAATGGGACTCGGAGACGAGTACTCGCGTGACGCCCTGTTCAGGCGGCCAGACCAAGATGCTCACACATCCGACTCTGACTGTGAAGAGAGCGAGGAGCCTTTGCATCCAGAGGATTTTGAGGCCTTGTACAGTGATGAGATTTACACAGATATAGTGCTTATTCAAGAGTTTGTCAACGACGGCTACCATCGCGTCAAGAACCGCTATGGGGTCGTAGAGTATACTCATATTATTCACGAGTCTGACCGCTTCTGGTCAGATTGTGTCATTCGCGTGGATGTGATGCGTTTGTACCGCCGCCTCCACTTCAAGGAACTCTTTGATCCTCAGAGCTTCCAGAACTGGCTACAATATTATATTGAACTAAAGTAAATGCTTCCCGATCTCGCCGCCCCCAAGGTGGCCATCCCCGCCACACTGTTTATGATTAGTCAGGTTCTGCCAATGGCTGGTGGCTTGGGTTTTCTACTGGTGCCTCTTCTTTCATGGGTTATTATTCGCTTCGTTCTTAAGAACAACGTGACGTCCGCAGATATAGTTGTTCCTGGAATTCTCACCCTGATTCTCGGAATGATCCGTCTTCCCCTCGAGATGCCCACCGCCGTCGTCACCAAGGGCCTCGCCTTCCTCGTGGTGTTTTCTTATCTTCGTATTTTGTTTCCCCAGTACTATTAGACCATGAAACCTCAGAACCTCATTATAGGTCCAGGAGCCATGGCTTTTTATGTATTTCTCGGAAAACTTTCACAACTTGACTTGTCCGAAGTCAGGGCCTTGAGCGGGTGTAGTTCGGGCTCAATTCTCGCGCTTCTCTGGGTTGTCTTCAAAGGAGACATTCCAAAAATGCTCGACTTTTCACTCAAAGTGCCTATAAAGAATCTCATGAAACCAAATATTAAAAACTTTTTGTTAAACTTTGGATTGGTTCCACTTGAACGCGTTCAAAAAATTTTACAAACAATATTTTTAAAAAGTTTTGGAAAGAATGACATGACCTTTGGTGAACTCCACAGGGTCCGACCTATTGATCTTTACATTTCGGCATTTTGTGTCGATAGATGCGAGACTGTTTATTTTTCATGGAAGTCTCATCCAGAGCAGTCTATATTGGATGTTGTTAGTGCGTCAATAGCCGTCCCTCTTCTCTTTTCAGCCGTGATGATAGGTCCATGGCGTTATGTAGATGGCGGTGTTCAAGAGGAGATTCCAGCAATGCCCTTTATAGGAGAGAGTCCAGGTGATACTCTCGCCCTTCAGACCAGCCCAGCACCTCCGAAACCAACCAAAAATCTTTCAACTTTTGTCATGAATCTTTTCAGTTCTGCACTCCGACTGCGTCACAAGTTCAATGTCCAGTCGTATAGGTTCGATACTTCAAATATTGATGTATTTGATTTTGGTTCCGTTCGCCTCCGTCTCTTCTGTGACGGACAAAAATCTTGTCCACTAATAAATGCAGCACACAATCCGAACTGGACACGTACGGAAGAACGGCTCGAAACGGATATATGTGAAGGCGAGCAAGGGACGGAAGGCTTACTCTTACATACGGAAGGCGAGCAAGACGCGCATCAAGGCAGTACCAGCCTATGATGTCGGCACTGCTGGTCAGCCCCTGCGTCGTATCGGCCCCCTCAAGAAGGGTATGCTTACTCGCTATGGCTACCACCCAGTCGAGGCGACCAAGGACCGTCACAAGGCGCTCAGCAAGGCGGTGCATGTGGGCAAAGAGGAGCCACGGGCCGTGGTGCGTCGCCTCGTGGCCATCAGCACGCTGACCAAGGGCCACCTGCCACGGGCCAG